ATGGCTAAACGCGATAATAAAACAATTCAGCGAATTTCCCAAGCTGAACGTTTTGGCAAGGTAGCTAAAAACGGTATTTCTTTAAAAGGAAAATGGTTACAGGAGGCGGGATTTACCTTCGGAATGCCACTAAAAATCCGGGTGATGCCGGACTGTATTGTTATTACCGCCCAGAACACCCAGGAACTCTGGCAATGCCTGGAAGGACTGAGTATTGAGCCATTTAACCCCAATGCTGCTATTGACTGGATTAAGTATTATCCTGGTGGGTTGATGATTATCTAATAGACTAAAGCATAAATGGACTACACCTTTAAATGTTGGATGGTTATCCAACATTTTGAGGACGATTCAATCAGAGTAGTGCAGAAAAACCACATTTGATTAGACTTATCTAGCTATTGGGGGTCGGTTCAATTGGCCCTGATTCCATTATTCTAAGGGTTTTTCGGGCCAGTTAATATCTGAGGCTGAATTAACATCAACGCGGTTCAATAATACTCTATATTTTTTTAACTCTGCTAACAGCGATTTTTCCTCATCACTCGACATCCCCAAATCTACAGCATCTTGTAACGGAGCGATCTGTTTACTTACCGTGAGCATAAGTTGCTGTTTCTTATGTTCTGCTTGCTGCTGCTGTTCCCGTCTGAGCTTTATTTTATCACTTTCTGATATTATCCACTTTTCACTATCCCATTTGTGGTAAACAGATGGCGCTTGTTTTGTAAGAATTGGATAACCGTCTTTATCACTGACGATAGCAAAACCGCGCGATTGACCGTCAAGTAATTCATTATGTTTTTCTGCTGTTATTTCAACACACTCTTCATGAGCTTCATTATAAAAAACACATTCTTTTCTGGAAAAATAGACCATTTATACCCCCCAAAATAATATATGTACAACTTTGCCTGGATTCTCATCATTGTTGGGAGTGCCTGCTTGATATTCAAATGTCGATAGTGTTGCATTACGTACTAATGTGTGACCAGTTGATGTATTGATACTCGACATGCTTGCAATATAGCCAAAAAGCTTATTTTTAAAAGAAATTGGATAATTTACCTTTATCCATGATTGTTGAGCTGATGGGACTTTAACCCATTGAATAATTATCCCCGTATCTCCACATTGCCACCAGCCATTTTCGGATTTTATAGCTGTATTTTGTAATGCAAGAGTACCACTTTTCTCAGGCGTTAATATATTGTAACGCCGCTGATTTTTGGGATCGTCAGAATAGATATGCAACAATTTCCCTTCAGAACCGTTAATTCCCAATACATACCCATCTTTCGATTTGAAACGCAATTTAGGAAAAGGAGTTTTACTGTCAATCAGTAAACTGCCAACAGTTGCGGTTTTATTGCTAGAAATACGCAAGAAAGTATTATCGCTCTCAGATTTAGCATAACTTCCCACATCTTCAGCATTCAAACTAATATCCCCAGCCAACGGCTTCCCGTTAATTTTCCGACTACTCGGCACGGCACTTTTCGCCAATTCTACCGTTTCCGATAAACCGATATTTTTTACAAATTCAGTTTTATTGAAGATGTCAGCGCCATTTTGATTTTTAGCGAGTTTACTATTTGCATTATCATTTACATCGGAAGCAAGTTTCTGAGTTGCTGCAAGTATATTACTGTTGCCTGTTTTGTCAGTAAGCTGAATAATTCCTTTTTGGGCTAATGTGGCATCGGGAATAAAATCTTGAGTTGCAAGCTCTCCCAGTCCTAAATTATTACGCGCTGTCGCTTTGTTATTAATATCAGATAAGTTATTGGCTTTCTGTAGAAATAACCCGTTAGGATCTGCTAACAGATTTTTCCAACCGGAAGCTAATGTACTATCCGGATCTGTATTGTTATCTTCTACCCCATTCCACCAAATTTTACTTCCATCATAACTGGCAACAATAGCCCCTTTAGGATAACCATCAGTGGCAGCGCTAAAATCAGCATCATACGAATACAGGCCACCAGACATTGAATAACGTATTGCGGCAGTAATATCATTCAATATCCCGTTCATATCCTTGCCAGATGGGGGAATTCCACCAGCAGATATTGCTGTCATCGTTAACGGAGGAAAACCGCTCTGATATGTAGCTATACCTTTCGCCAAACTGTTTTCAGTAGACTTTGTTGCAATTTCGTTATAGTTTCCATCTTTTGCGAACGGAACAGTAATAAGAGTAGGTTTTTCAGTTAATTTCATTTTTCGGTATTCTTTCAACAATAGAGACGCTGACACCGGCTGGATATGGTAGTATTCCTGATGTTTGAACAATTGCTAATTCTGCTGTTGATAGCTGAAATTCAAATACATAACTCATCTTCATATTTCCATCATCAGTGATATATGCACGTCCGCTATCGCTAAACATATAAACAAGCATTCTGTTGATGTTTGGTATAGTGCAATCAGATATATTTGACATGGCTTTCATCATAATCAGCTTTCGATACATCTGATCTGATAGTTCAATAGTTTTTGTTTTTGATTCCCCGGCGTAAAATGGCGCTTGGCCAAATGGGTCTGGATCTGTTGTTGTCGAAATACTCAGAAAAGCTTCACCAAATCCCAGATATTTTGCATTTTCATTAACAGTCAACCATCTGCTAACATTCACTATTTTTCCCCACACATCCAGCCCATACGTGTTTGCTGTGTCAATATTCCAAATCAGGTCGTAAAATGTATTAATAAATTCAGCAGAGGAAACAGCGGCATTGAAACTTCGAATAAGTGAGTTGAGTTTTGGGCTAGCAGCATACTGAGCAAGAATAGTTGTTTCCACATTTTCCATTTATGAACCTACTAATTTTACGGATATATTATCAGTGTCAAGCGTTGGGATTTCATCAATACCAAAACTAATTGATGTTGAATAAGCAGTACCGTCACGGCTAAGTGTAATGCTGTAAATATCAACACTTGATGTATCTATGTTATAAACGCCTGAATAATATCTACCAGCAAATAATGTAGATGCTATTCTTGCTCGCGTTCCACCATCTTCACCGTTAAATGCTTGCGCTATAGCTGATTTAACTTGCGTTTCAATATCAGCAGGAAGGTAATCGCTATCAGCAAGTGAGACGTCAACATAAACACGAATGGGCGTCGGTATCACATATTTAATTTCATATTCAGGGTAAGGCTGAACATAGTTTTCATCATCCACAATGGTGTGAGTTGTATTCCCGTTCGTAGGAATACCTGGAGGCTTTTTCTTCCAGATTGCTCTAGCGACATCCTCAGTCTTTCCCCCATACACAGCAATATAAAGAGAGTTCGGCGCTATTTTGTATTTTGATACCCCGACTGTTTTTACTACCGAAGTATCATTTGAAATAACGTATGAGTCTGCTACCCCATTTACTTCTAATATTGCCGCATAAATGGCATGTAATGAGTTTGTCGCATTTTTAGCAACAGATTGTTTACGACGATACTCAAAATTAGCACGAGTTTCCTCATCTGTGCCAGGTACGCCAGCACTCGCATTACTGATACCAGACCAGCCAGGTACTGAGCTATAAATCGTGTTCAAATCATCAATTTGGCATGCTAACGGCCCTGTTGTTGAGTTTTGGAAAACAACATCAACAGAGCCGCTGTCAGGGATCTTAGCCTCTGTTATTGAATGATAAAGATACCCTTTTTTATCTTGAGCAATACTACCAATTGAAATAACTGTATTAACTAACCCGGTACATGTTGCTGTTACCGTTGTTCCCGATGCTGGAATTCGGTCTAAAAAATAAATCCGCCCAATGGCATCTTGGAAACGTCCAGTTGCATAATCCGGGTTAATCTGATTGACGATAGCAAGTAACTGATCGTTCTTGTCAGCAATGATAGCCGTATCACTCATTGCCATTTGACCCTGCGGTGTTGTCAAACTGGTACTCATTGCACCGCCCATTGCGGTAGCCAAATCATTTAGCCGCCCATTTAAAATATCAACTTCGTCGGGTACAGTTAAACCAGTCTTTGTAAATGTTACGCTAGGAACACTTGTTGTCAGTACTACAGAGTTAGTCATCAGAAATTTACCACCGCTGATTGATTATTCGTGTCCGTTATTGTCATCGTGCCCACAATAGTTCTTTCGTCCCCGCTTATAGCTTTACAAATGGCAGACTGAACATAAGGTAACTTCATTGCTTCTTGTTGCATTTTGCTGTTAATTAATTGAATTCCGGGCCAATGACCAAGAATGCGCTGATAATAAGGAAGACCTAATGTTGTGTCGTACCAACACTCTCCCAGATATGTACTACAGGCACAAGCGACATCCTGAGCCACAGCATAAGGGTTATCAGTAATAGAGATATTTCCAGAATCATCTAACGTTAAATCCCATGATTTGATATCAAGAAGAAATGAGCGAGTTTGCATTTTCGATCCTTATAGAAATAAAAAAACCGCAATTAAGCGGCATAGATAAAACAAAACCCGCGAGGGGCGGGCTTAATTTATTCGTTTGGTATTGGTAGCTCGTTTTTAGAAATTATTGCTAGTCTATTTTGATAGTGTTCTGGATCTCCCCATAACCACATTTCTTGTCGACTAACATCATCTTGTGTCAAGATTTTACGCAACTCACATGTGATCATGTCATAAGCATAAACATGCATATTGTATGCTAGCGCGTCGTACATTCTATCCTGCCAGAATGCCATACCATCAGTAGTCTGATTCATATCAGACACAATCACATTGTACTGATCAATCAAGTAATCAAAGAACACCTTACCAGCTAAATCACGTAAAGCTGCTCGATGCTGAGGCGTCCTGATACGCCAAACGAGAATTTGAGTTACAGGGCGGCAATTTAATACAACATCAGGCTGTATAACCACCCGATTATAATAAGCAACCTCTTTAGATACATCATTAAGCAAAGCAAGTTCGAAATGAGACTGACTAATCCGATCACTAAGGCGGCCATCAACACGAACCATACGATAACCAGGTGCAAGTGCCAATCCGTTTATCTGATCGGTAATGTCGATACCCTTAGACAGAGCAATATAAAGGGTGTGATTATTTGAGTTCTCGTTCAAATGAGCGAAAACCTCATTAATCTTTTCAGGATTTACCAATCTTTTTGGCAT